TATCTCCAAGCATTTCACCTGCTTGATTTACAATTCCGGGTTTTATTGGTTTTATTGCCTTCCCATCTTTTTCTTCTTTCCCATGTATTATACTTGAATATCTTAATGTTTCAGGGGCTATTTCATCAGGAAATTTCATTCTCTCTAATAATTCGTGATGTTCCTCCAACCTTCCCCCATAATTATGTAAGGTAGTAAAGGCTTCTTTAGTTGTTAATGGGTCTTTAGCTTTGTTTATAACAGTATTATTATAATTTACAAAGGTAGTTAAGAAATCTATATCATCATTTGATTTAAAGAATAATTCTTTTTTAAGTTCAGGTATCTTTATTTTTATCTCTTCCTTCCCTTCCTCATCTTCTTCAGCTTTTAATAAATCAAAAGAAGCTGATTGATTAACACCCTTCTCACATACAGTTACTTCAGCTAATTCCATATCATCTACTCGCACATATGGTACTAAACCTTTCTGTACATTTTCTACTTTAGTGGCACTTCCAGCGATTGAATAACTCTTTAGTTTCCCTTCATTCACTTGTTCCATGACTCTCTTAGCAATTCGAGTATCATCTCTTATTTCGCAAACAAAGAATAAACCTTTATCGTCTACTCCACTTTTAAATATTTGTCCACCTTTGCTTATATAAGCTGGTAAACACCAACCTACTTGAACATCAGAATGCAAAACCATTGCGTTCCTAGTTCTAAAACTCTTCATATAATTTGTAAAAGCATTCTTTAAAGCGTTTGAAGTAATCCTATGACCTTCTCTATCGATTAAATCAACAGAGGCTGGCCCTCCAACTACCATAGGTTCACTATCTAGAAAAGGTTTGGCAGCTTCTGTATACTCAGGGCTATCAGGAAAAGCTCTTGATAAAGTTAATACTTCACCTTTTGAGGCTATTCCTGCTTTAAACAGTTTCTTATATTCTTCTAAAGCTCCCCCAATTTCTTGCATTGTAGTCCTTCCATCAGTTGCTTTCTCTAATGGAAGAATTTCAGCATCATCTTCTACGAATTGGTATAAGGCTTTAGACCAAGTGTCTTTATCTATTTTAGTTGTCATAGGTTAGTCCTTTATTCACTAGCTACAAATAGTTCTACATCTATAGCATTCCCACCGGGATTTACTTGGATGGTAACTATATCTAACATTGTTCCAAAAGCTGGGTCATTATCTGCTTCAGCATCAAATACATTATCAGGGCCTCCTAATATATGACTTTCTCCTGCTCCAAGCTCTACTTGATAATTTTTTGCTGCTCCTACTATTGCTAGTTCTAAAGCATTAGTATCATCCATATTTGTTATTCTAATATACTTAGTATCTGCCAGATTCATTGCTCCTGCTGCATCATATACATCAGCTTTGAAAGTTACAAGAGTTGTAGTATTACTTGCTGGGCAAGTTACTATTCTTTTAGTTACTTCGTTAATACTAGATATAGTTAAGCTGTTTGAAGAGCCCTGATCGTAACCATTTAAGGTTACTGCTTCAGTAATTGTTACTGTTAAAGTTGCTGCTGTAATAGTTGAAGCCATAAATTATTCTCCTTATCCTGAATGAATTCCCCAAATAACTCCACTAACTGTGGGAGTACTTTGGGCTGCTATGACCGAAACTTTACTTCTAAAGTCTAATGGCCAATTTGAATAGAATTCTGCGTTTGAGCCTGTTCCAGCACCGGGTACTGCTATTCCTGTTGTTGATGTAGCTGTCTGATCAAAAGCTACATATACTATATCAGCTACAGTAGTAGATTCATTTCTAATAAAAATTCCTCTTATTATTTCCAAGCCAGCTCTTCTTCTTGATTTAGTTGTTTCAGCTGTTCCTTCCCATTCATAATTAAGTCCTTGAGCTCCATCAACATAGTCAACTACGTTTCCATCTGCTCTTTGTTCGACATGAATTTTATCTACATACCAATTTATATTATGTTGGGCTTGTGATAAAACAGCTACTCTGTAAGCAGCTGGATCACTTGTTTTTGGTAGCTTATAAACTACTGATATTTTAACGAAACCTGTAGTTAAGCTATGTGTATCTGATGTAGCTAAAGCAGTTCCACTTGAATTTTGTATTTGTATATGTACAGTTCCACTTGCAGAAGCTCCTCTGACTTCACAAGTAGCCATTAGAAAGGTTTCTCCTTGATTATATTTAGCTGCTATTGTATCTGATGTCCAATAAGCTCCTTCCCCTGCTGCTGAGTTATCAGGATTAACTAATAATGAAGCTGCTCCTGAAGATTGCTGTGCTGTACTTCTTGAAATAGCAGACCCTGTAGCAGTATACATACTGATAGTTGAATCTTCAATTCTTGGATTAGTTACTAAATTTACAGAAGGTATTCCTCTATCTACAGTTAAAAGGGTTGAAGCACTTGTAGAAGTTGCAGCTCTGAAAGGATAATATTTAGTGATAGCATGTACACTAGTTCTGGTACTTGGGTCTCTTTCCCAACCATGCCAGCCCTCTGAAAAATTAAATTCGGACATTTGATCTCCTCATATATAAATATGTACTGTTTGAATCACCAAAATCAATTGATGATTCAATACAATACTCTAAATTAATTATTTAATGACCTAGTATAAAAACTCTTATATTGGTCTGTAATGCTAAGTTTGCTGTTGATTGTACTTCAGCTGAATCTGCCCTATCGGTAACTGTTGTAGATGTATGAACATTTACATTAGCATCGCTTGGAGCTACGAACATTAATTTTTCGTATGCGTTTGAAGCGTTATCATCAGCGTATAATTGTACGCCATTTGAAGCAGCAGAATCATCATCATATACAGTTAGATAAGAACCATCACTCATTGGTACATATATATCTTCATTAGTACCTGAAACAACTAATAACTTAGCTGCTGATAAATTAGTATCCCCATTCTCATCTACATAGACAGCAACACCACCGGAAGCTGCTGAGTCATCATCCCACATAGTACCTGTAGCACTATTGCCAGAAGTAGCTTGAAAACCGACTGTTGCGTTGTTAGCAGTAACCGATTCAAAATGACCTATTTTTCTGTCTACATCTGTTCCTACTGTATCAATATGAAGATATACAGCTACTCCTGTGGAAGCTGCTCCATCTAAGTCTGTCATTTGTACAGGAGATGGGGCTGTCCCATAAGCCTTTACTTTACTATTTGTATAGTCATAAGCAAAGCTCATTCCATCTGTAGGTTCTATTTGAGCCAATACAATTTGATCAAATCCAATGTCACTAGCAGCTAACGATTCACCACCTGTAACATAAGAAGAGTCAAAGTCAATCTCAATTACCTTGTATTTTAAGTCACCCATAACTCCAGATGGAAAGTCTGTTCCATTAGATGACGTTGTTATTGATAATGCCATTTATTTCTCCTTAATATTTAAGGTTAAATTTTTAAATAAATAATATTTATAAGGGGTGGAATTAATCTACCCCTTATAAAATATCTGTCTTGTTTAGCTGTTTAAGTCAGCAATCTTTGCTTGTACAAAGAAGTTCTTACATCTCATTTCTCCCATAGTGTAGAGCAAACCTCTTACAACCAAAGCATTGGCTGCGAAGTAGTCTCTATTCTCAACATACTGAGTAGGTTGAGCTATAGCAATTTCGAGATAGTCGGTATCCAAAACGTAAACGTTTGAACCCAAAGCAGTATCTGAAGAGTTAATTGACTTCGGAGTATCTGCATCAGGTAGTATTGGAATACCCTGATAGGTTGCAAGAACAAGACCTGTTCTAGTGCCGGGGAAAGTTCTTTCTGAACCAACACCAACTTGGTATTCTTCTTGTCCCATGTACCTCTGTTGAGAGTTTAATAATCTCTCTAACTTGAAGTACTGATCGTGACCCATAATAATTACTTTAGGTTCACCACCATTTGTTCTGATTTTTTGAATAGCAGTATCTAAAAGGTTTAGAGATAAATCTCTTCCTGTACCACTATTGTAAGAAACGCTGGCTCCTGCATTCCAATCACCAGCTGTTCTTCCTGCGACTGTCAAGTCATAAGCTGAAGGAGAAGCACTTCCCCCACCTACGCCCATTGAATCTTGAGCCACAATGTCGTCAATAGATGTTAGTCCTGCTCTTCTTAGAACGAACAGAACATCGCTGTCTGCTATTGTTACGCCTGCAGCTCCATGTGTAACTGTTGCTGAAGACACGCTAGATACTGTTACACTAGCGTCTGTTTTAATATTAGCTGTTGCTGAATTATCATACCAAGCTATTGTGTCACCCACTTTAAAGTGAGCTGCTTCAGTAGAGTTTGATCCAAGTACTGATGTAGTAGTTGAACCACCTGATAATAGATATGCAGAACCTGCTAATAATTCTTGGTTCATTTCTTTTACATGGTCAAGCTGGGCATTCTCGTTTTCTAATGCTAATACGTCACCAACACCACCCTCTAATTGAGCAGTAAATACTGACTTGACTGATGCTCCAAAGGTTGTTGATACAATCTTTGGTAGGGAGCTGACAGTTTCTATATTTGAAATGTCAACAGTAGGTAGGGAACCTGTTTCTGTTACAGGTCTTGATCTTCCTGAACCTCTATCGGTTCTGATCCTCCAACCAGCTGTATTACCCCATACAGTTCTTGGTATTGCATTAAAAGCACGAGTTTGGTTATTTAAAGCTTGCCATACTTTTCGCCCATAAGTCGTATTGAATATACCTGTCGCAGTATCTACAGTAAAGTAGGTCTGCTTCATCAAGTATTCAGGTCCGAATACTGACTGATATAGTCCTCTTTGACTTTGGGAAATATATTCCGATAAAGATGGATTTGCCATATTTTCCTCGTTTATTCTTTTAAGTTTAATAAAATAATTTTTAAATTAAAGTGTAGGATTATTTACCAATTAGTTCTCTTGGAACACCATCGGTTTCACCTAATTCAATTTTCTGTTGTAATTCTCTCAATTCTTTATAAGAGAGAGAAGCAAGTTGGTCTACAGTATTCGCAGGATTATCACCCTTTACGATAGGTGTAGTACCATCTGTTCCTAGTGGGTGAGAAATTTTAGGGGCTTGTAGAGAAGTTTCCTCTCTGAATCCCATTTTTCTCAATCGATTTTCAGATTCTTCCTGAACAGCTTTTTCGATATTAGCTTCAGCATCACCTATTTGTTTTTTAAGTGCGTCAAGCTCTTTTTTCACAGCTGCTAATTCGTCATCGTCTTCATCGTCTTCAGCTTTTTCCACGTCTTCGTCTTCATCCTCATCTACAGCTTTAGCCTTCTCCACTTCATTCTCTTCTTTTTCATCTTCGTTTTCTGCTCCTGCTTTTTCAACATCTTCTTCGTCTTCATCTTCAGCTTTTTTCATAGCTTGAATTGTTGCTTGCTGATCTTCTATTTTTGTTGTAGGTGAAGCTGGTTTTTCCTCATCAGCTTGACCAGATGGGCCTTGTGAGGCTGATCTAGTTTTCTCACCATCTACATCCATACCTTGATCTGCTTTTAAAGCAGCAATAACACTATCTGCTACAGATTTAACTAAAGCATCTTGTTGAGCTTCAGCAGCCTTTTCCATTTCTTCCTCTTCTTCGTTCTCTTCTTCTTTCAATAATCGAGCATCCATCTTTGTTAACACTTCTGCTACTGCAGCGAGAGCTAATTGATTGCCTTCCATGTGTTTTTCTAGATTCGCTAAGATTTCGTCAGACATAAATTCCTCCATTCCAAAACTTAACTATTTAATTGGAAAGCTGGTCTAAGCCACTCCCGGCCTTCTTTAAATATAATTTATAAAATAAAGGGGTAAAATACCCCTCAGTTATATTATACTATGAAATGTGAAAAATTTCACAAAGAGGGCTTAATTCTCATCTACTTTTTGACCATCTGAAATAAATTTAAGCATTTCATTTCTATAATCATATAAAGGTTGCTGAATTAATTTCTTCATTTTTTCACATTGATTGCCTTCTGGCATGGAAGCTTCTATTAAATCTAGAACTTTCCCCACCATTTTAGAATGTCTTGCCATTATATATTCTTGATCTGGCGTAATTTTTATTTGATCTGCCATAATTTTCTCCTTAGTTAACTCTATAATACTTTGCTAATTCTTCTTTTAAGATTTTTATATATCTTTCACCAGCATCTTCAATATGTTTATCTATAAATCCTGAACCCTCTGAACCTTTTACTTCAGAAAGAGTTCTAAACACACCTTCAGACACTTGTACAGGTCTTTTATCTCTAAGAGTATATGAGGAAGCTGGTACATGAGACATCTTTCCACTCTTAGTTCTTCTTTGATAAGCTTTTCTATTTACTGTATAGTCTCCTGTAAATTTTTTATCTTCACCCACACCTTTATTAACTTCTTCTGAATAAGGAGCAGAAATATTAATAGCAACATTAGGATAACTTCCTGTGATAGCTATTGAATCTCTGAGGTTTCCACTTTTTACAGGGGCAGATTTCTTTACCTTTTGTAAAGTATCAATTTTAAATCTATCAAATGTTGCCTTGAAAACTTTATCTAAAGACATATTCACCTCTTGTATATTATACTGACGAAGTGTTTATTTTTCCTCTAGCTCGCCCAAATATCAGGTAAAACATCTTCAAAAGCTTCTTCACTTGAATCATATCGATTCAAATATATAATATTCTTACTTAAATACCCATATTTTGGATGCCACCAAGTGATAATTTGTTTGGGTTTAGATATTAAATGGAGTCTATTTAAAGCATATTCGTCTCCACCTTTCATAGTTCCACATATAAACATCTCTCCTGTACCAATATCTATCTCATCTACTCTATGGAAATGCCCCATCATAACAGTATCAAAATCATATCCTATTGGAGCAGCACTATCTATATTAAATCTAGTTATTTCTTCTTCCAAACCTTTTCTATATTGTAATACTCCTCTCAATTTAGCAGCCGAATTCATTAATCCTACTAAACTTCCTGACCCACTTATAGAGTCTCCATGTAAAATAAGGAATTTTCTATTGACTGCTTCAAATATATGAGCAAAACTTTTCGGTATTTCAAACTTTATATTCTTTTGATTCCTACAAAACGAAGCTACCCATTGATATAACATATAATCCCAATCTAAATACTTGTCTTTTGCAGGTATTTTTCTAGTCATACGACCATGATTACCTACAACACAAGGTACTTTTATCTCTTCGTAATGTGGAGCTAAAGACATTAAAGCTTGAGCTATTAAATTGGCTCCTCTAATCATTTGACCTAGATTATTGTCTGCATTTGTTCTAGCTAACTCATCATGTATATCCCCACTAATCATATCCCCAAGCATTGGGATTACTAACTTAGTGACTTCTGTATGGGTTCTTTGAAAATTTGTTAGGTTTAATACTTGTTCAGCCCACCCATATAACCTTCTATTAAAGATATCTATATTATAAGAATTCAATCCTAACATTTGATCTGCATGAACAACATCTCCAACATGGGTATCGGTCAAAGGAGCAATAGCTGTTACAGGACTTTTTCCTCGTACTTTTCCTTTCGGCTTTGTATATCTAATTTTAGGTTGATTTTTAAATGCAGGAGCATAATCTCTAATGGTATCTATAATGAGATCGATTCTTGTATTCTCTTTTAAAACTTTCTCATACATTTTTTTAAAGTATTTAGCTTCAGCTTTATGAG